TGAAGTTGAACTACAATCTACTAATGTTTTTTCTGATTTGCGAGGCAAACTTAAGGATTTTGATGTTATCCGAAAATCTGATTTATTTAAGAAATTTTATAAATTATTCATGTATGTTATCTCATTTTCCCTATTTGGAGATGAAAATTTGACATATGATCGATTTGGATACACTGTCCTTGAACAAGAACTAATCAGAAAACAGCATTCCAGTAAAACTGATTTCATCTATACTATTCTTGATACAGTCACATTCATTTGTGAGAAAGGTTATCAAATTTATAAAACAGGTGAAGTATCAAATATTTTTCACGAATCGAAACGCTATGCTGAATGGTATGACAAATCTCAAACTCTGCAAAGAGCCTCAAATTTTGTTGATTCTGACCCTGATTTTAAATTATCTCAATTTCTGGCCGATTTAGATGAAACAATTGAACAAGGTAACAGTATCATACGATTTGGTGCTACTATGGGCAAATATGAGAAGGATACTATTGGAACATATCTTAATAATCTAAAGATGATTAAAGCTAATTTTTTAACTAAATCCAAAGCTCGAGAAATGCGAGATCCTCCTTTTGCCATATTAATTCATGGTGATACTGGTGTTGGTAAGTCACTCTTAAAAGATGTTTTTAGAGTGTGCTATGCTAATGTTCGAGAGTTGAATAAACATTCGGATTTTTGTTATACGAGAAATCCTGCTTCAAAGTTTTGGGATGGTTTCAACACAGCTCAGTGGGCTTGTGTTCTCGATGATATAGCATTTATGAATGTAAATGCTGCACCAAATGGTGATATGTCTTGTATGGAATTTATTCAAATTCTTAATCCAACTCCCTTTTGTCCCGATCAAGCCGCATTAGAACTTAAAGCCACAACACCTTTTTTTGTGTGAATTAGTCATTGGTACAACTAATACTAAACATTTAAATTCTTTTTATTATTTTTCTTGTCCTAGTGCTATTCAAAGGCGTTTTCCAATAATAATAACACCTACTGTGAAGCCTGAGTATCGGCAACCTGACAGTTTAATGCTTGATTACGCAAAGGCACCGGTAGTTGAAGATGATTATCCTGATTATTGGACTTTTAAGATTGAGACTGTGGTTCCAGCACTTCTTAAAGAAGGAGGAAAACAAACATTGGGAGTTTTTAAAACTTTGCATGAAGATGTTGATATCTATGAAACTATGGATTTCATAGTTGATGCTATTAAAGAGCATCGCAAAAAATGTACTATTGTCAAAGATTCAGTCAATACATTATGTGATATTGAGTTTTGCAAAGTGTGTTATAGGTCAAAGAAAAAGTGCAAATGTTTGCAATCTTTAATTGTAC